CGCTGCTGCTCTAGATGTGAGTACATTCACAATAGGGATTTCCATCCCTAAAAACGAACCGATCTTAACGATTTCTGACATAATAACTTCTGTTGTTGGATTTCTAACTGCTGATGTTACACATGCAGTTATACCAGCAAAATGATTGCTAAAGTTATTTGCGACAGTTCTCAAATTAAGTCCAAATGCGTTTGTTGTGGCAACTTCATGTAGTCCAGATTTTACACCGAGTATAATCTTCTTTCCTACATTACTGATTTGTTCTGTGCCTTCTTTAACCCTATCTGATAGAGTTTGTATTATGGCATTAATTGTGGGGGCCATAACATATTTTAGTAATAAAGTTGATGTTAGTGAGTACATCACTATATCAAATTTAAAACCGTACCCGTTCAAGGTACTTATTGAACCATAAAGGAACACCAACAGATTTAACAAGAGAAACTTGTGATCTGTTATATATGTAAATACTTCGTGAAGTTGTAAATCCATATTTGGTTTATTCCTTTTTGTTTACAAACCAGTTTTTGACTGGTGTAACACCTACGGGAACGAAGGCTAACATAGTTTTACGCCAAACATTAATTGCTTGGTGTAATTTCTTATTAGTATCATTTTGACCAATTTGTTCCCAAACATGATTAGGATTGGTCAAAAACGGGTTAACCTTCTTATAATGGGCTGACCATTTACTACGGTGAATATAGATTTCAGATCTAAGTGTTTTGAAATACTCAAATCTTGTAGCTTCTTCAAGCTTTTCACCTTTGTAGTGATTCTTCAGATACTTCCACCTTATAGGTAGAATACCTGGAGGGCAGTCGGAATCTTTCTTCGCGGCTGCTTTTTGTGAAACGTTGAATGTAATTAAAGACGATGATCTTTGTGGCATCTTTGGCTTCTCTGGCATCGGTTTAATTGTTTGTTCCGATTCCGCCAAATCTTTAACTAACGCTTCTGAAAAAGTACTATCTTTGACTTTTGACTCAGTCAATGTTCGTACTCCTTGATTTGTGACTTTCTTTTTCGCATCCTCAGTCATATTAACTTGGTTTCCCAAGACTTTAAGTGCTTCCTTTGGTGTTGTGGCTTCATCAACTTTTAATTTAGCTTCAATACCATCATCAGCAAACTTAGTGATCTTTCCATCCTTGTTTACTAACGGTTGCGATTGCACTTCAGGCTTTTTAGCATTCTTCAACGTCGCATCTTGCTTATTGAATTGTGCTAAGCCTGAAGGTCCTGCTTTGTCATTGTCTGCAGGTTTTGGCTTTGGTTGAGTCGCATTTTTCTCCTTATTTCTTTGAACTTTATTCCATTCATTTGCTACAGGAGTTGCGGCTTGTTGCGTGGTTTCTGGAGTTTGAAGTTTTGGCTTTTTCAATTCTTCATTCTCTTTCTTTAACGCTTCATTTTCCTCTCTCATTTGTTGTAACTGAGCTAGGATTTGGGCTTGTTGTTTTGCCATCTCACCCATTATTTTAGTTAATTCTGCGATTTGTTGTTTCAAATCTTCATCATTAACTGGAACTACTTGTGGTATTTCCTTAATAGTAGGATCTTGAGATCCTAGTTGATCGTCACGTTGTACAACGTTAGAATCAACTTTGTCAGTGTTTTCTTTCGATTGTTCTGGCATTTTTGTAATTTCTTCTTTAGTACTATCACTAGTACTGGAATTCGATGCTTCCTTTAATGCATCCTTTTCGATTAAGTCTTGCTGTTCTTTTGCTAGAGCCAGCATAGCTTTATCGTACTCGTCAGCATTTAACCAACAATTAGATTCTCTAAATTCTTTAGTCTCTTTCGAAACTAAATTATTGATCTTCTTTTTCTGGTCTTTTGACACAAAAGTTCTGATGATTTTCTTATCACTATCAGAAAAAGTCAGGTTTTGATATCTATAATAGACTTTGATTTTATCTCCGTCCTTATAGGTATGCTTAGTGATTTTCTTCTCTCTCAAAGCATACGCAGCTGATTGTTTTAGGATTTTATCTCCCATTACTGCATTTCCTTCCACATCAAATTGGAAGTTATTCCGTGATAATTTACTTCTATCACTACTCGACTGTTCTTCTACTGGTTTACTCTTTATCATCATAAACTTCGAAGATGCCATCGAACGCCCGGAACCGGCGTGTATTTGATTTTCTTGCAGTTTTGCTAGATCTGCTAAACTAGTTCGTTCGTCGTCTGCGTCCCAACTTCCATCTAGGCTTCCGCTCAAATTGTTCGCAGTGCTTCCGTCGATTTTCCCTTTTGGTACTCTGTCTAACTCATCACTACTGCGCAATTGTTCTTGCTCATCACTCTTGGACTCATCATTAGGTCGTTTAATTTCACTTTGGGTATCAAGGGCAACGTTACCAACCGTTGATACTTGCAATTTTCCTACCTTTCGCGGCGTACTCATCCTGTAAAATATTAT